CCACTCTCGAAAAGTGGCTCAACCCAGCCAATGGGGAGCATGTGCCGTCGATTCTAGCGGTCAACGTGTTCTGCATGGCCACAAAGAGCACCGCGCCGCTGATGGTGATGCTCGGTTTGCACGGATGCGGGGTCATGACCCCCGAAGACAAGAAACTGAGGGACTACGCGAAGGCTATCCTAGCAGAGCGGGAAGCCCGCAAACGCAAAAAGATGATGGAGATGGAACTATGAACAGGTGCGCCGCTTTTGGGGCGGGACGGAAGCGCCAGCCCTGGCGAATCCGGGAATTCCTGGACGAACAAGGGCTGACCCAGGCGGACGTGGCCCGTGAACTTGGCAAGAACCGGAGTACGGTGAATCGGACAATACGAGGCTCTATCAACAATCGTGACGTGTTGAAATATCTTTATAAGCTTGGATGTCACGAGAGGTACCTGAGCCTGCCAGACGATTTGAAAGAATGGGCAAAACAGGAAGAAAAGGCTGCCGCATGATCAAGCTTTCCGATCACGACATGGACGCCATTCTCTTCGGCGACGCCCTAAAGACTCCTTGCAGATCAGGAATAAAAGCGGGTGGCCGATTTCTGCTACGGGTCAAGGTCGGCGGCGAAATGCAACCCTGTACGGTTGTCTGCAAGTGCGCCCCCTATAGCAAATCGCTCAAGAACGGCGGATCGGCTTGGTATGTGGACGTATTCGGTTACGGAGTGCGGCAGAGTGTCAACATCAAAAAGCTGCGAATTATCCCATCATAGAGACATGAAAGAAGCCTACACTAGCAGAGATATCGCATTGATTTTGAACGTCACAGACAGAGCCGTTAGGAATCGTGCCGCCAAAGCCGAATGGCCATCCCGCCCCCGCTCTGGCCGAGGCGGCGGCAACGAGTGGATCACCTCCGGCCTGCCGGATGACGTGCGGGCTGCGGTTGTCTTGCATGAGGCCAGAGCCGAGACTCCGGCGCTGCCCGTCGACAATGTGGTGATCCCGGATTGGGCGCACAGGATCGGCATGGCCCGTTTCCGCATGGTTAATGAATGGCGTCTTGCGGTGCAGAAGAGCAAGGCCAGCAAGGGCGAGGCCACGGAGGCGTTCCTTGTCGGGCACAACTCCGGGCAGTTGTTTGCCCTGGAGTATGAAGTCCTGGGCGAGGTGTCGGACAAGACCCTGTACCGCTGGGACAAGAAGCTCCGGGACAACGGCGAAGACTACCGGGTGTTGTGCGACCGCCGGGGCAAGTGGTCCAAGGGCGGCAGGAAGGGACTGGGCCAGGTCGGCCCCGAAGCGGAGAAGATATTCCTTGGCTGCTGGCTCACGCCCAACAGGCCGAGCATGTCGCTGGCCTACGACGCCACAAAGAGCATCCTGCGCAAGCGCGGTCTGGCCGTGCCTAGTTATCAGTCAATCCGGCGATTTGCCAAGCGGTTTGACGAGCACCACCATGATCTGGTCGTGCTCAAGCGGGAAGGCGAGAAGGCGCTCAAGGACAAGGTCGGCCCGTACATCGCGCGCAATGACCAGATTCTCTCGGTGGGCGATGTCCTGTTCTGCGACGGCCATGTCCTGAACTTCCAGTGCTTGCACCCGACCACGGGCAAGCCGTTCCGGCCTACGCTCATCTGCTGGTTCGACTGGCGCTCCCGGATGCCGGTGGGCTGGGAGATCATGCCCACGGAAGATACCGTTGCCATCAGCTCGGCCCTGCACATGGCCATAAGCACCCTCGGCCAGTATCCGCGCGCCGTGTACATCGACAACGGCAAGGCGTTCCGCTCCAAGTATTTCAGCCAGGTCGACGCCGACTTTGGCGAACTGAACGGCCTCTATGCCCGTCTGGGCATCGCAGTGCAGTACAGCCGCCCCTACGAGGCCCGAACCAAGATCGTCGAGCGCTGGTTCCGCACCTTTGACGAGCAGTGCCAGCGCCTCTTGCCGAGCTACACCGGCAACTGCATCGAAAATAAGCCCGCCTGGATGATGCGCAACGAGAAGTATCACGCAGCGGCACACAACGACTGGACACCGACCCTGCAAGAGGCATCCGAAATCTTCCGCCTGTTCGCCATGTGGTACGGCCAGCAGGAACACCGGGGAATCAACAACCGCCCGCTGGATTTGCTCCAGGCAGGAATCGGCGATGGCGTGGACATGCGCGAGTTGGACAGGCACTTCCTCTTCCGCCTCAAGGTCACGCCCAAGCGGTGCGGCTTCACCATCGGCGGCGTCCGGTTTGAGGCCGACGCCCTGTACGGCCTGAACCAGCCAGTCATGGCCATGTTCAGCTGGGCCGACATGAGCGAGATCCACCTGCACACCCTTGAGGGTGAACGGCTGGGCACTGCCCGGCCCACGGAAGCGCTGCACCCGCTGGCCCGCGTCTTCGGCGACGAGCTGGACCTCCAGAAGATCAAGGAAGCCAACAAGCGCCAGCGCAAGCTCAAGGCCGCCACCATGGAGGTAGTCAGGGCGTTTGACGGCGATGTCGGCGAGAACGCTCTGGAAGCCCTGCCCTGGATGCGCCGGGAGACCGCTCCGCTCAAGGCCGTTCCCAAACCCAAGGTGGTCAAGGCTACCCCGACCATGGACGAGGCCGAGGTCGCACGGCTGGAAGCGGTCAAGGCCAGGATCAAGAAACTTCCTACGGCTGCCATCAACCGCCCGGCCTTCTTCCCCAGCGAATACGACCGCTATCAATGGTGCTTTGAACAGGCCGTCAAAAATGGCCACCCCCTGCCCGACGACGACATTTCCTTCATGCGCGCCTACGAGACGTCCGAGGAGTACCGGGCCGCCACGGGCGCGCGCTTCGAGCAACTGAGGGACTTCTACCAGCAACAGAAAATCGCGAGGTAACCATGCGGCGAGACATCTTTATCGAAACCGGGAACGTGGCGAAACTCCGCAAGGCGTTGAGCGTCCTGAGTGACACCGAGCGGGGGCGGCCCGGCCTCGGGGTGATCCAGGGCGAGGCCGGACGAGGCAAGACCATGGCGGCCATGGAATGGCATGCCACCAACGGCGGCATCTTCTTGCGAGTCATGGAAGGCTGGAGCCAGTTCAGCTTCCTGCAAGCGTTGACCTACGAGGTCTCGGGCGACCGGCCCGGCAACACGGGCCGATGCAGGAACCGGATCATGGACTCCCTGACCGCCAATCCCCAGCCCGTCATCGTTGACGAGGCCGACCGGCTCCACATGGCCCGCATCGAAGACTTGCGGGACGTGCATGACATGACCGGCTGCCCGGTGATCCTGATCGGCGAGGAAGGATTTTACCCCAAGCTCCATGCCCGCCGCCGGGTCCACTCCCGCGTGGTCGAGGTCGTGAACTTCGACCCGATCCAGGCCGAGGATGTCATGCTCTTTGCCGCCCAGGCCGCGTCGCTCGATGTCACGCCGGAAGCCTGCCACAAACTGGCCACCTTGGCGAAGGGAAGCTTCCGCGTGGTCTACGGTTTTGTGCTGCGCCTGGAGGACTACGCCAAGGCCCAGGGTACCAACGCCATCGACGCCAAGGTCGTGGACGCCTTGCGGATCGGGAGGGCCTAACCATGTTGTCGCCAGACATGGACAAGCTGCGCGGCGTGATCATCGGCCTGAGCGGGGGCGGCAAAAAGCCTTTGTCAAACGCCTTGGTTTTCGGCGCGCTGGCCCTTGAGTCAGAGCCGGAAAAGGCCCGTGTCCGCCGCCAGCTCAACGGCATGGCAACGACCGGGGAACTGACCCGAACCTCGCCCGGCCAGTACATCTACAACCCCAAGGCCCCGGAGCGGCGCGGCGAAGGCTACGTGCGCATGTGGCGGGCCATCCGGGCCTCGCAAGGCGCGTGGATGATCTGCGACATCGCGGCCCTCGCCCATGTCGATGCCTCGTCGGTCAGCAAGTACATCAAACACTTGGCGGAAGTGGGCTTTGTCCGACGCAACGGCAAGCAGGGCAACGGCCTGCGCTACTCCACCACGGCCAAGGGACGGGAACAGCGCAACACGCCGTATCCGCCCGTGGCGGTGCGCGATCCCTTCGCGACCGAGCGCGCCGCCATGTCGCGGCTGGCCCGCGTGTTTTTCGAGAAAGACCTGTACTCCTCCTCGGCCCGGTCCGCCGTGCTGAAGGAATGCAGGACAATCATGACCCGATTCGACACCCAAGATGAGAACCACAAGGAGGAAGCATGAGCGAAACGGCAAGAAAAACCGGCAATGCGGGCTGGACCAGGCCAAGCGGCCCCATCAGCGGCAATCAGGCACGGGACGTGCTGAAACTCAAGGAACTGCTGGGACCGCAGATGTCCCACATCGACTTGGAAGAGGCCATGCGGCGCTGCAATTCGCTCCTGGCCGAAACCGAGCGCGTGGCGGAAATGGAAACCCGGCTGCCCGTTGTCATTCTCTGCGCAACCACCTGCCGGACAATTCACTAGGAGGACGTATGACACTCGACATGCAACAAACGGAAATGAGCGTCCCCAACGGATACATGGCAAACAGCAAGGGGCATCTGGTGCCGGTGGAACAAGTGCCAGCATATGACAAGGCACGGGACGACCTGGTCAAGGAAATGGTCGAAGAAGCCGAGCACCTGCAAGCCGTTTTGAAAGAATTCAAGATCAGCGCCCTGGGTGATGTGGTGGCCTTCATGGAGCTGGCCTTTGAGAAGTACGGGGCCAAGGTGGGCGGCAGAAAGGGCAACATCCAACTTCTTTCCTATGACGGCAGGCTGCGGGTGCAACTGGCCGTGGCCGAGTTCCTCAGCTTCGACGAGCGGCTCCAGGCCGCCAAGGCGCTGGTGGACGAATGCCTGACCGAATGGACCGAGGACGCGAGGCCCGAAATCCGCTCCTTGGTCAATCAGGCTTTTGAGGTGGACAAGGAGGGCAACGTGTCGCCAGCCAAGGTTTTGCCCCTGCTGCGGCTGGAAATCAATGACGAGCGGTGGCACCGGGCCATGGACGCGATCCGCGACAGCCTGAACGTCCAGTACAGCAAGCAGTACATCCGCTTCCACCGCCGGAGCGGGCCGGAAGCGAAGTGGCAGGCCATCCCTCTGGACATCGCAGCCCTGTAGGCTTCGGAACAAGGAAAAACAGCAGCGAAACCGCCCTGCGTGGCGGTCGCCGGGGCGTGGCGGCTCCGGCCTGATGAGCAGCCGGTGGAGAAAAGTGAGCGACCACTACCGATGCAAAAAGTGCGGAGCGTCAATGATCTATGACCCACCATGCGATTGCGACAACAAGACCGAGAGGATGGCCAATGGCACAATACGATCAGAGAAACCGGCGCGGGATGATCGCCAAGATCAAGATCGCGATGAAGCAGCTCGGCATGGATGACGGACAGTACCGGACCATGCTGCTTGACAGATACGGCAAGGACTCCGCCGCCAAGCTCGGCCTGAAGGACATGGCCGACTGTGTCCGGCACATGGAGGCGCTGGGCGCAACCTTTACGTCCAGCCGAAGGGCTACTCGAAGGGCTACAACGAAGCGCCCCACGTTCTACGAGGTGCCCGAGGGCGTGCCCTTTGCCCGCCAGAAGCGGTGGATCGCGGCCATGTGGCATGCCCTGGGCTGGAAGATGTCCGGGCTTGATCTCCGCAGCGCCAAGCAGTTCGGGGTGGAGAAGTTCCTGTGGATACAGGAACAGGATCACTTGCAGACGCTGGCCAAGGATTTGATGAACCGCTGCCGCGCCAAGGGGATCGACCCGGACAATGCAGAACCTGCGCGCTGAGATTGAGCGCCGCTATGGCACGGTCCACCAGTTTTGCAAGCGCCACCCCGCACTCAACCGGGCCACGGTCTACATGCTGCTGGCCGGAACTTACGGCGGGAACCGGGAGCGGCAGGCGAAGCGGATCAAAGCGGCGTTGTCCGGGGAGGATGGGGAGAGACAGGTTTTCGAGGCCATCAAGCGCACGGCGTGTGCGCGGTGCCATGTGAAAGGAAACTGCCAGCGGTGCGACGACCTGTTCACGGCTCAGGCCAGGGCGGCCATGGGCGTCTTCTCAAGTTAGATGTCACGGGGGGTACACCATGACGGCCAAGCAACTGAAGGAATTTGCGGACCTCTACGCAAAAGGATTTCGCCCCTACACGGGCGAGGTCTCGGCCATCGTCTACGAGCGTCTCGGCTGCGCCAAGCCCCAGGCCGCTTACTGGATATGCAGCTGGCCCATCTTGCATTGCTTCGGCTGCTCAAAGCGCTGCACCCCGAAGAGGCCGGAAGGCTTCCAGGTCGTGCTGCCGTGCAAGGACAATGGCTACAACATGAAATTCGACATCACGCCAACCCAGATGGTGCGGTCAAAAACACTGCTCCGGGCTGACGAGGCGGCCTATTGCCTCAACGTTAGCCGGAGCCAGGTCTATGCCCTGGCGGCAGAGGGAAAGCTGGTGAAACACCTCGACCTGCCGTTCAGGGTGACGGCTGAGAGTGTGTTCGAGGAGATGGAAAGGGTCGATTTATAACCAACAGCTATTTTTTGTCACCTTGCTTGTCTGGCTTTGGTCTTAACCTATCAATGTCCGCATAGCTGTCATTGGCAGTGCGTCCGTTGTCCTTGGAAAAACCTTCGCCCTTGCCTCCATTTCTGTTTTTCCCGTGATCATGTTGTTTCTTGTCTTTCTCTTTATTGGACATGGAATCGCCCCCGTATCATGCATTACTGTTTAAAATAATTCATTGTAAACACAACAAACAAAACTGCAAAAAGAACTCCTAAAGAAAAAAACACTACAGATGCTGTATCTAACAATTTCGCAGCGCCACGGCTGCTACTACTGCGATCATTTGCCTCGTCAGCGATAAGGGTTGATGCATTTTCAAATGAAAAAAACAATATGACCAACAACGTAATGGAGAATGAAACTATGGAAAAAATCCAAAAATAAAAAGATATTGTTGAAATAATGCTGTCTCTCATGGCCAACATCAATCCTATTGCACCAGAGGAAACAAGTACAAGTTGTTTTAATTTTTCCAGACTGACTGAAAACCAAGCATTATAACACGCCTGACTAAACATCTCTGCCTTCTTATCTGTAGCTTCATCCGGCATATCGCCCCCAATGGCCTTATCCACCCGAGTTCAATCGTGTTGTCCGTCAGCACAAGGGATCGCCTTTCTCATTACCACCCACCCATTACACCCTGTCCTGAACAGAAATCAAGCCTCCGATAATCTCCTCCCTGTACCAACCGGGCTTACCGCCCGGAAACCTCGCATAGCGGCGGGGCCGGGCCGCATCCGGCCCCGCCATACAGGGAGCGATCATGAACGACATCACCATTACCCTTGTCAGGGTGGACACCGGCACCGAGGGCACGTTCGGGCGGCTGTTTCTCGCGCAGAGCATGCTTCCGCCCCAGCAGGTCACTGATGAGCTGACGTGCGCCGAGCCGCCGTGGCGCGACAACCGCCCCAATGTTTCGTGCATCCCGCCGGGGCCGTATGCCTGCGTGCTGGCCGAGTCCCCCAGGTATGGCCTTTGCCCGCACCTGCTGGGCGTGCCGGGCCGCAGCCACATCCTCATGCACTCCGGCAACTGGGCCGGTGACACCGAGGCCGGGCTGCATTCCGACTCCCAGGGCTGCATCCATCCCGGAACCGGGTTTGCTGCCGGGCCGCCCAACCCCGGCATGGTCCCACAAAAGATGGTCACCGCTTCGCGGAGCGCCTTTGACCGGCTCATGGCTGGCCTGGAGCGCGCCGGGGTGAAGCCGGGCGATGAATTCCTGCTGGAGATCATCGACGCCACCGGCCAGGCCGGAAGGGGGTGGGACCATGGGGTTCGGTGACTTCCTCACAGGCGCGCTCAAGTTCGTGCCCGGCATCGGGCAGATCGTCACCGCCGTCGAAGGTGTGGCCACCATCGCCGGGGCCATCGGCGGCGATGCGGGCAAGAAGATTCAGGACGGCGTGAGCCAGATCACGGACGGGCTCAAGGAGGCCGAACAGCAACCCCTGACCGGCGAGCAGCGGCTTGCCCTGGAAAAGGCCGGGCTTGAAACCACGCTGCGTCTGCGCGAGCTGGACCTTGAAGACGTGGAGGGCGGGCGCAGGCTGGCCAAGGCCGAGATCGAATCCGAGGACGAGTATGTCCGCCGCACCCGGCCCCAGTTGCTGCGCTGGTACGGCAAGGGCTCGTTCATGCTCATATTCTCCTGTGTGGGTGTGGCCTTTGCCTCGGCCTTCAGCTCGTCCATCAGCAAGGACGAGGCCGAGTTCATCATCGACGTGCTCAAGTGGGCGCTGCCGACCGTGTCCGGCACCTTCCTGCTCATGTACCGGGCCTACACCGGACGCCGGACCCAGGAGAAGCTCGGAGAGATGGGCTTCCAGCCGGAAACGGCCATGGACAAGGCCATCAAGCTGATGCGGAGATAGCCTGTGGACATGCAACTCTTCGACATCATCCTCCGCATCGCCCAGGTGGTTGTCCTGCCCTTCGCCGCGTTCCTCGGCAAGATCCTCTTCGACCAGCGCAAGCAGATGGCGCAGCTCGACCGGCGGATCACCAAGGCCGAGGCGTGCCTTGAGAACGTCCCCTCGGAAAAAGTGCTCCACGAACTGGCCCTGACCCTTCGCGCCTTCGGCGGCGACCTCCAGGTGGCCGTGGAAAAGATCGAAGGGCTGGGCCGCATCGTGGAGCGGGTCGAGCGTGTGGTCTCCCGACATGAAGAATTCCTGCTCAATGGAGGCAAATAGATGGATTACGGAAACGTGGTGGCCGAGCACCTGCGCATCACCATTTTGCGCCTGCTGCTGGAGCACCCGAGCTACACGCTCAACGACAGTATGATCAAAGACCTGGTCCCGAAGTTCGGCTTTCGCCCCTCGCGCGACCGCATCCGCACCCAGCTCGCCTGGCTGGCCGAGCAGGATCTCGCGCGCGTCGAATGCACCGGCGGCTGCCATGTGGCGCACCTGACCGAACGGGGTGAGGACGTGGCGCGGGGCTACACCACCGTGCCCGGCGTCAAGCGGCCCTCGCCCGACATTGGAGGCGCGTGATGCACCGCCAAGGCCGCGAATACCCGCCCGAGGCCGTGTGGCAAGCGCAGGAACTCTACTGCGTGGCCCGGCTGACCTTCGAGAAGGTGGCCGAGGAAACCGGAGTCGCCGTGTCCACGCTCAAGCGCTGGTCCGAGAAATACGAGTGGCGCGCCAAGCGGGAGAAACTGGCCCAGGCCGAGGCCGACCTCCAGGCCGACACCATCCTGGCCCGCTCGGTCATGCTCAAGCGGCTGATTGATTCCAAGGACGCCCAGACCGGCTTTGCCGTAGCCAGCCTTGAAACCCTGGCCATGAAGCAGGCCGAGGCCGCCCGCGCCAGAAAGCTCATGGACGCCGCCCGGCAACAGGGGTTGCGCACGATCCGCTCGCCCGAAGACGCGGTGACCGCCCTTGAGGAAGCCGTGGGACTCAAGCTCAACCGGTTGCTGCAAAGCCCGGAAGACCTCGACTTCAAGGCCGTGTCCGACGTGCGCAAGGCGCTGGAGCTGGTGGCGGAGATGAAGGCAGCCGGTGGTCAGGCCGAGGACGATGGCCGGGGCGTATCCGGCGACAACATTGAGCGCATGCTCGACGCGCTGAGGTAGGGGCATGGGTATTCGACTCCTTACCTATCAGCATGAGCTGCGCACCACCCTCAAGGAATCCTCGGTGGTGGTCGTGGAGAAGTCACGCCGCACCGGCTACTCCTGGGGCGCGAGCTGGGTTGCCGCCGAGTACGCGGCCAAGACCAAGGCCCAGGGCGGCATGAACGTCTATTACATGGGCTACAACCTGGAGATGGCCCGCGAGTTCATCGAATACGTAGGCGATGCCGGGCGAACCCTGGAACTCGGTGCCTCGGCGGTCGGGGAAACCCTCTGGCAGGACACAGGCGACCCGGACCAGCAGATCAAGGCGTTTCGTGTCGACTTTCGGCATGGCCGCGTGGTGGCCCTGCCGTCCCGCCCGCGCTCCCTGCGCGGCATGCAGGGGTTGGTCATTCTCGACGAGGCCGCGTTCCACGACGATCTCGACGAGCTGCTCAAGGCGGCGCTGGCCCTGACCGTGTGGGGCGGCAAGGTGCTGATCATCTCCACCCACGACGGCGACGACAACCCCTTCAACCAGCTCATCCAGGACTGCCGGGCCGGGCGGCTGCCCTACACCGTGCTGCGTTGCGACTTTGACCGCGCCATTGCCGAAGGGCTGTACCGCCGCATTTGCGAGCGCACCGGCGAGACCTGGAGCGAGCAGGGACAGGCCGAGTGGCGGGACAAGATCATCCGCTTTTACGGCGATGGAGCCGACGAAGAGCTGTTCTGCATCCCGTCCAAGTCCGGCGGCGCGTATCTGGTGCGGACCACCATTGAAGCGTGCATGGACCCGGCCATTCCGGTCATCCGCTGGGAGCCCCCCGCCGCGAACTTTGTGGACTGGCCGGACGAGCAGCGCCACCGCGACATGCGCGACTGGCTGCGCGAGAACCTGAAACTGCTGCTGGCCGCAATGCCCGACAGGCCGAGCTGGTTCGGCGAGGACTTCGGGCGCAACGTGGACCTCACCTGCATCTGGCCGCTGACCGAAGCGCCCGGCCTGACCTACCGCACCCCCTTTGTCCTGGAGTTGCGCGACTGCCCCTTCTCCCAGCAGGAGCAGGCCCTGTTCCATGTGGGCAACGGGCTGCCCCAACTGTGCGGCGGCGCGCTGGACAAGGGCGGCAACGGCGCGTTCCTGGCCGAGCGCGCCCGCCAGGAGTTCGGCCCGGACATCATTGAGCAGGTCCACTTCGCCGAAGGCTGGAACCTGGAGAACTGGCCCCCGGCCAAGGCCGCCCTGGAAGACCGCACCGTGATCATCCCCAAGAACGACGACATCCTCGACGACTTCCGGGCCGTGAAGGTGGTCAAGGGCGCGCCCAAGGTGCCCCGCGACGCCCGCACCACGGACCGCAGGGACGCGGGCAAGCGCCACGGCGATTCGGCCATCGCCTTTGCCCTGGCCCTGTTCGCCGCCCGGAAGTTCGATCCGGGAGCCGGGGATTGGGATGTCTGCACCGGCGGGGTGAACCGCGCCAATGCCATCATGAGAGGATACTGATGCCAACGCTTTTCGATGCCAGGGGAAACCCCATCAATTTCAGTCAGCACAAGCCTGACCTGACCACCGAGTTTGCCACCCGCATGGCGGCGGGGACGGACTTTGCGGGCTTCCTCGGGCTGCTGCCCGATCCTGACCCGGTGCTGGTCCAGCGGGGCGAGTTTTCCAGCGTGCTGGAAGACCTGACCGCTGACGACCAGATCTGCATGGCCATGCAGAACCGCAAGCTGCGGGTGCTCAACAAGCAGGACTATGAATTTGCGCCCGGCCAGGCCCTGGGGCACGACGTTGCCGCCGAATCGGCCAGGCTCTGCGACGCGCTGGTGGCCGACCTGGAGGCCATCAACCTGCGCGACGTGTTCAGCTGCATCCTGGATGCGCCGTTTTTCGGCCTGACCGTGCTGGAACTCCTGTGGGAGCCGCGCGGGGGGCGGCTGCGGCTGACGGACATCGTGGCCAAGCCGCGCAAGTGGTTTGGGTTTGACGACCGGAATACGCCGGTCTTTTGCGGCGACGTGATGGGCGACAACCGCCCGTTGCCGCCCGGCAAGTTCGTGCTGGTCCGGCACTTCCCGACCTTCGAGAACCCTTACGGATTGCGGCTGCTCTCGCGCTGCCTCTGGCCCGTGGCCTTCAAGCGCGGCGGCATCGAATTCCTGACCCGCTTCTGCGAGAAGTTCGGCATGCCCTGGGTACTGGCCAAGGCTCCGCGCAATGCATCGCGCACCGAGCGTATGAGCATGGCCAGCGACCTGGCCGCCATGGTCCAGGACGCGGTGGCCGTGCTGCCCAACGGGGCCGAGGTGGAGCTGGCCAGCGCGTCCGGCAAGGCCGGTGACCTGCACGAGGCGTATCTGCGGCGCTGGGACAAGGCCATCTCCAAGGTGCTCATGGGCCAGACCCTGACCGCCGAGATGGACGGCAGCGGCAGCCGCGCGGCCAGCGAGACCCACTATAGCGTGGGCGAGGACATGGCCGAGGCCGATCAGTTCCTGGTGGCCAGTGCCATGAACGACATCGCCATCATCTACCGCGACGTGAACGCCCCGGCGGGCGTCATCGCCCCGGTCTTCGCCTACAGCGAACCCGAAGACTACGACGCCCAGGCCAAGCTGGACACCAAGCTCCACGGCATGGGCGTGCGCTTCAACAAGAGCCACTTCACCCGCCGCTACGGGCTGGCCGAGGACGAATTCGACCTCGACGGCGCGCTGGCGGCCCCTGCGGCAGATCACGCCGCGCCCATCGAATTCGCGGACGCCGGGGCCATGCAGGACGTGGTGGATCAGGCCGTGGCGGACATCCTGCCCGAGGCGGTCAAGGCCAATGCGAGGCTGTCAACCCAAATTGAGAAAATCGTGCAGAGCGCGGAGAGCTTTGAGGACATGCAGATCATGCTGGCCGAGCAGCTCGGCCAGGACGCCAGCGCCGACGACCTCACGGAGCTGCTCGCCCGGATCATGCTCAACGCGGGAGTCTTCGGCACAGCGTCCGTCCAGGAGGCAGCCGATGGCCGATGAATGCGACCTGGCCCAGGAGATTCAGGCACTGCACTTGAGGATCGCCCTTGAAGGGCGGGAGCGGCCAGGACACGGCCCCTCGCTGCACGCCTGCGAGGAATGCGGGGACTCCATCCCGGACGCCCGGCGGGCCGCCATCCCCGGCGTGCGCCTGTGCGTCGCCTGCCAGGAGGAACGCGATGTCCGTCACCATTGAACCGCTGGCCCCGGCTGAGGCCGTCAAATACTGGGGCGGCAAGGCTCCGGTCTCTGCCAAGGACTTCAAGCGGCTGGAGGCTTCGGCCCGGAGCCGGGCCTTTGCCGTGTCCGGGCTGGCCCGGATGGATCAGGTGGGCGCGGTGCAGTCGGCCATCGGCAAGGCTCTGGAAGAGGGCGAAACCCTGGCCGACTTCAAGCGCCGGATCGGCGGCATCATCGAACAGCAGGGATGGACCGGCAACAGGGCGTGGCGGGTGGAGAACATCTTCCGCACCAACATCCAGAGCGCCTACATGGCCGGACGCTACGAGCAGATGACGCGCGTGGCCAAGGCCCGGCCCTACTGGATGCTGGTGGCCGTGCGCGACCGCCGCACCCGACAGACGCACCTGGCCGTGGACGGGCTGGTCTACCCGCACGACCACCCGTTCTGGGACACATGGTACCCGCCCAACGGCTTTGCCTGCCGCTGCGTGGTGGTCACCCTGTCGGAGCGGCAGGTCAAGACGCGGGGGCTGACGGTCCAGACCGAGATCCCGGACACCATCCGCGTGGTCGACCCGGCCACCGGGATGGAATCCCTCGTCACCCCGCTGCCTGACAAGGGGTGGTCCACCAACGTGGGCAAGGACTGGCTGACCGGGCTGTCTCCCTCGGAGCTGGCCGACGCGCCCCGGCTCCGGGACATCGGGGCGCTGTGCCGGACCGGCCAGTTCGCCGACGATCCCTGCCGCCCACCCCTGGGGGCCATCGACCGCCGTCATATCGTGCAGATCGGCGATGGCGACATCCTGGCCAAGAGCCTGAGCAAGGAGGAGCACGTCCGGGCTTTTCTCAAGGAGTTCGGCCTGCGGAATCTTGCGGGCAGCACGGTCCATACCGTGCGCGGCGGCTATCCGGTGGTCATTGACCAGTGGTTGTTTCGGGACAAGGCCAGCGGCGAGTTCAAGGGGACCTGGTCGGACAAGGGGCCGTACATGAAGCTCCTGGCCCGCACCATCCAGAACCCCTACGAGGTGTGGTGGCAACCCGTGGAGATCGGCGAGCATCGGCGGACCGTTTACGCCCTGCGGTTGTTGCGGCTGTTCTCCCTGCCTGGAAGCAAGGACATCGGCGGGTACTGCTCGTTCAGCCTGCTGGGCCGCAACTGGCACGGCGCAACCACGTTCATGCCCAAGGCCGGGCGCAGTCAGCAGGCGATACTGGATTATCTGGAGAGGCAGAGAGGCGGGATTCTTGTCTATCGCGAGCAGCTTTAGGGGGCCGGACCCTAAAGCGGCCCGCCGCAGTTCTGATCCCACCCCGGCGGGACTGCGGCGGCGCGGTCGCCCACGATGGGAAAACCATAACCACAAAGGACCGGAGGGTCAACATGACCAAGTGGATCAACATCTTTCGCACCGGGACGCATACGGACAGTTCCGGGCGCACCCGCACCTGGACCGATGGCGACCTGGACCGCATCGTCAACAACTTCAGCCAGCGCACCGAAGACCCGCCCGTGGTCTTCGGCCACCCCAAGGACAGCGACCCGGCCCAGGGCTGGTTTCAAGCGGTGCGGAAAAGCGGCGAGTTTTTACAAGCACAGTTCGCACGCCTTTCGGACACAGCCAGGAAAGGCGTGAAGAATAAGCAGTACAAATACGGCAGCCTCAGCCTGACGCCCGATCTGAGAATCCGCCACTTCGGCCTGCTGGGCGCAGTGCCCCCGGCGGTCAAAGGTCTAGGGGCCGTGGAGTTCCAAGAGGATGACGGCATTACCGTATTTTTCAATTTCAACGAGCCGGACGCACCGGCGAACCCGCCGGATGATCCGGCACCGGAGGACGACATGACCAAGGAACTGGAAGCCAGGGTCAAGGAGCTGGAAACCCAGGCCGACGCAGACCGCAAGGCCCGCGAAAAGGCCGAGGCCGACCTGAAGGCCAAGGAAAGCGAGTTTGCCGAAGAGGCGGCCAAGCAGCGCAAGGCCGCGCTCGCGGCCCGCGTGGACAAACTGGTGGAGGACGGCAGGCTCCTGCCCGCCGACAAGGACAAGACGCTGGCCTTTTGCGAGGCCCTGGACGGCGGCCCGGACGCCCCCAAGGAAATGAGCTTCAGCGAGGGCGAAGGCAAAAAGCCCCTGGTGGAGCACTTCCTGAGCTTCATGGCCGAGCGCGGAGAGCATGGCCTGTTCACCGAGTTTGCCGCCCCGGCAGGCGGTCAGCAGGACGTCCCGGAGTTCGACGGCAACGCCCTGGCCCGCAAATTCTAAACACGGAGGAATCCCATGGCACACGATGCGGTGCTTGGCACCACGAACAAACGAGAAACCCAGATTCTGGTAGGGAGCGGCCATGTGGTCCGCACCTTCCGGCTCGCCGCGCCCGCCGTCGTCACCCTGATGGCCGGGACGCTGGTGGCCCTGTCCGTCGGGAAAGCCCTTTACCCCTACGGAACCTCCCAGGCCGTCAACGTGGGCCTGGGCGACGGAGCCGCAAAGACCTTCACCGGCAACCTGGGCATGTTCGTCCGGGCAGGTTCCGTCACGGTCTCGGACGGGGTGGAGACCTTTACCGACGACGGGTTCGGCGAGCTGACCGGCGACGCTGGCGGCTCGGGCAAGGTCAACTACCTGAACGGCGACATCACCGTCACCTGCAACGCCGCCCCGGCAAACGAGGCCGCTATGGTCGCCCACTGCACCCACTGGTGCCGGGGCTGCCTTGTGCGGGACGCGGAGACCGGAGCCGTGGCCGCGGAAGCGGTCACTGCCGGGGGCGTGAACACCGCCGAGTTGGTCATGCCGAGCGGCGACCCGGCCACGGCGGACGCCCTGGCCGAAATGGAATTCATCGGGCCTTGGCCCGCGTAAGGAGGAATCATGTCCCTGATCCTGTCTCTCAAACAGCATTTCACCGCCGCGAAGATCGCCAAGGTGATCGAAACCTCGACGCCCACGCCGAGCACGGTGCTCGACAGGCTCTTCCCGGAGTCCGTGCGCCAGCAGTTGGACAGTCCGGTCATTCCCGTGGAGGAGCTGCTCCAGAACATCGGCGTCATGCCCGTGGTCTCCCGTGGCGGCCAGCCCGCCATGCTCAACGACACGTCCTCGGTGGGCACCTATGTGGAGCCGCTGCCGCTCAAGATCGCGTCCAAGGTTGACGCGGTGAGCCTGAACAACCTCAAGCTGGGCAACCCGCAGACCCAGGCGCAGTGGGCGCGGCGCAAGATTGAGGCGCTGCGCAAATCAGTCAAGCTCTCGACCGAGGCCATGGCCGCGCAGTGCGTCTTTGACGGTCGCATCCTGTTCCCCATGCTGCTGGATAGCGGCACCTACCAGGAATACTCGGTGGCCTACGGTGGGGAGACCATCCAGACCAAGAACGTCACCGCCGACGCCAAGTGGGACCACGCGGAGATCACCCGCGCCAAGGTCTACAACCTCCTGCGCGCCATGGCCACGGACCTGGACCGCTCCGGGTACGGCGGGGACAAGCTCGTCCACGCCGGAGCCCTGGCCTACGGTACGCTGCTGAACCTGCTGGAGTCCGAAAAGGAGAGCAAGTTCCCCGCCCGGCTGGCGGACGACGGAGCCATCATCCTGGGCAAGTTCAAGATCTACGAGATGAGCGAAGCCTGGAAGAACCCCAAGGACGGCAGCACGGTCCAGAAGCTGGCCGACAAGGAGATCCGCATGAACACGGTGGGGGCCACCGCCCTCTACTATGGCGCGCTGGACGACCTGGATGCCAACCTCCAGCCTCTGCCGCTGTTCGTCAAACCCATTGAAGAAAAGCGCGGCGGCAACCTGGAACTCATCGCCCACTCCAAGCCCCTGCCCGCTGTCGCGCCCAAGAGCGTCATGAAGGCCGTGGTGCTCAACTAACCCGCCATGCCGAAAACGGCCCGCAAGCGCAGAGAACACGCTTTGCGGGCCGTGGGCCGGGCCAGCCAGCTTGAACTAGTTCAAAACCAGTCCAAAACGAACGAGAGGGCCACCTGTGTACTGCCAAAGAGCCGATCTGACCGACTACATCCTGGATGCGTACCTGATCGCTGCCGAGGAACAGACGCCCGGCATTGTCGAGAAAACCATCGGCAACGTGTCCGGGGAGATCGACGACGCCCTGCGCGCCAGGTTCGAGCTGCCCCTCAGCCAAGTGCCGGGCACGCTGACCCGCATCGCCTCGGTCATCACCGTCTACCGCATCGTGGGAGCCATCACCTCGGTCATGGCCGCCGAGGGCGGCAGCAACAACGAGTGGATACCGCTCCAGACGCAATACCGGCAGGCTGTCAAAGACCTGGAAGCCATCCGCGACGGCAGGCTGGACATCGGCCTGAAGGAGCTGGGCGAGGAATCCCGCGTGGATTCGGAAACCATGGTCGTCACCCGGCCCCCCTCGGGGCTGCTCAAGGGATGGTAGCCATGGGCGGCACGAGCTTCAAACTGGACTGGAACGGCATGGACCGCATGATCGGCAGTGCCGTGGGCGGGGCGGCCAGAACTCAGGGCGTCATGGCCGAGATCGGCGAAGCCCTGACCTCGTCCACCGTGGAACGCTTCGACGCGGGCCAGGGGCCTGACGGCGAGAGCTGGGAGCCGTCCCGGCGCGCGGAACAGGAGGGCGGCAAGACCCTGGTGGACACCGGGCGGCTGCGCGGCTCCATCGGCTACGAGGCCAGCCCGGCCCAGGTCGCGGTGGGCAGTAATGTGGTCTACGCCCGCATCCACCAGCTCGGCGGGCAGGCCGGGCGCGGCCACGCCGTGACCCTGCCTGCCCGCCCGTACGTCGGCATTTCCGAGGACGACATCAAGGAAGCCCGCGCCATCATCGCCGACCACCTGGTGGCCGTCCTGGGAGGTGGCCGGTGAGAACGACCGCATTTGCCATCATCAGGGACGCCGCCGTGGCAGCCGGGTTGCCCGAGGCCGCCGTGCTGCATGCGCCGGACAAGGACGGCCCGGATCTGCCCAAGCGGCGGGTGGAGGTCTCCTACCTGCCCGAGCAGTACCGTCGCACGGGCAGGCCCGTGGGCAAGCGGCCCACGGCGGGCAGCGAGGACACCCACCGCACCCTGCGCCGGGAAATCCACTCGGTCCGACTGCCTGTGCGCGCCGCCATCCGGGCGGATGACGACGCCTGGCTCCGCGCCTTTGCCGCCGCCTTTTGCGCCGCGCTGCCCAAGCGGGCCACGGACGAGGCGGGCAACGCCGTGCGCGTGGCCGTGGACAAGGCCGAATACGGCGGATTCACCCGGCGCATGGTGGAAGTGTTCAAGAAGAGGTCCAAGACGTTTTTCGTCACGTTCACCGGCATGACCACCCGCGACAGCGAGATCCCGCTCATCCGCGACGTGACCATCACCCCCAACTACAGGGAGATCGACAATGGCCAGCAAGAAAACAACTGACCGGCCCCAGCCGCTCAAGCCGCTTGAGGAACACGCCGCCGCGCTGCCCGCATGGGAGCTGGCGGCCCTGCGCCAGGCCACGGGCTGGGTCCATGGCAAGCAGATCACCGAGGCGGACTTTGAATCCGCCTTGGCAACCTTCCGCACCCGTCCCCAGGGCGGGGGCAAAATCTAGGGAGGCTCCATGAACGATGTCATTGAATATCTGATCGACGGCACCAGCGGCCTCGCGCCCGGCAGCGTGTCGGGCACGGCCATCGTCGCCGGAGTCTGCTCGACCGGGCAGGTCGGCAAGGGCTATCTGCTGGGCAAACGCAGCGACCTGACCGGCCTGCTCGGCGTCGGCCCGCTGGTGGACCGGCTGCGCGACATCTTTGCCACGGGCGGGCAGGAGCCGGTGGTCATCGCCGTGCCTGTGGCCGGGCTGCCCGGCGGCTATGTGGGCGCGGTCAGGCACACCGGCACCGGCCCGGAGGCCAGCGCGTCCGGCCTGGGCAGCGCCAACGCGGACGGAGTGGTGGAGATCGTCACCGATGGCCAGCTCGGCACCGCCACCTACAAGCTCTCGCTCGACGGCGGCGGGAGCTGGGAGAACGCCGCGAGCACGCCCGCCAACGGGCAGATCACGCTGGGCGCGTCCGGCGCGGTCCTCACCCTCGCCTCTGGCGTGCATGCAGTGGGCGACCGCTACGCCGTCACTGTGCGCGGCCCTGTCGGCCCTGTGGAGCAGGTGGGCAGCGGCCCGGCCATCACCGTGTCCGGCACGGTCCTGGCGGCTGCCGAGATCGTGCTGCGCGTCGTCTCCGGCGGCGGGCGCAACGAGGGAACCTATCAGCTCTCCGAAGACGGCGGGGACAACTGGGGCGCGGTGCGCACCATCCCGGTGGACGGCGCGATCCCGGTAGGCTTCACCGGCGTGACCATTGTCGCGCCCGACGAGGCCCTGGTCCTGGGCACCGAGTATTCGTGCCGCCTGAACGCGCCGGTGCCGTCCATCTCGGCGGTGATGACCGCCCTGGACACCCCGCTGGAACTCTACGACGTGGAGTTCGTCCACATCGTGGGGCCGTCCGACGCCGTGGACTGGGCCGCCTGCGGGGCCAAGGCCGACGAGCTGTGGAACGCCCACCGGCCCACCTACTTCAAGACCGAATACCGCCTGCCGCGCGATGGCGAGGATCTGAACGACTGGGCCGCCTCCTGGATCAGCGAGCGTGCGGGCTATGCCCACCGCTTCGTGCAGTCCGTTGCGGCCTTTGGCGAGGTGGCGGACTCCACCGGCCTGCGCAAGCTGCGCAACTGGGGCGGGCTGCAAGTGGGCCGCGTGCTGTCCATCCCGGTGCAGCGGGCCACGGGCCGGGTGAAGGACGGCGGCATTTCCCAGGGCACGCTGCCCGACGGCTGGAACGAGGGCATCCAGTACATGCTGGAGCGCGAGGGCGCGGTCACGGCCAAGAGCTACGCGGGGCTTGCGTCCCCCTACTGGGGCGACTCGCGCACCCTGGCCGAGGATACCAGCGACTTCCGCTACGAGGAGATCCTTCGCACCACCTTCAAGGCCGTGCGGCTGGCCCGCATCGCCGCGCTCAAGGGCATGTACGACGAGGCCGGAGACCCGACCCGCGAGGGCGGAGCCAGCGGGCTTGAATACCTCAAGGCCAGCATCGAAAACGCGCTGGACACCATGACCCGCGCCCGCCCCGCCGAGCTGGCGGACCGCGTGGTGGAAATCCCCGCAGGCCAGGACATCGCCAACAACGGCGTGGCCGTGGAGATGGACCTGATCGGCATCCCGATCATCCGCAAGATCAAGCTGTTCGCGCGGTACACCTATGCCGGGTCCAACTTCGACCCGCGACTGGAAGGAGTTCAGTAATGGCAGTCAACGGCGTGCTGTATGACTGGGAAGGCGTCGAGATCCAGCTGCCGGGCGGCGTGGCCGTGGGCGTGACCGAGATCAGCTACAGCGACGAGCGCGGCATCGAGCCGCGCTATGGCAAGGGCAGCGCCCCGCGCGGCTACGGGCGCAAGAACTACAAGGCCAGCGGCAGCATGACCCTCGACCGCGACGAGTTCGAGCTGCTGCAAAACGCCCTGGGCGGCTCGGTCTACAAGGGCGACCCCTTCCAGATCGTGGTCAGCTACGGCAACGACGGACTGGCCACCAAGACCGACACGCTCCCTGCCGTGAAGATCACCAAGCAGGACAGCGGCGCGAGCCAGGACGACGACAACGCGGGCGCACTCAAGTGCGACTTCACCTGCATCAAGCCCATCAAGTGGAATGGCCGGGACGCCCTCTAGCCCCCGGCGTGACACCCAACCTGAGAAAAGGACACGAGCATGAAAGACCAGACCGAGGCCAAGACCGACCAGTACGTCGACATGCGGCACAGCTTCCTCGACCGCTTTGCCGGGGAGGACGTGGAGGTGAAGTTCCGCTTCAAGCGGCCCAACACCCAGCAGGCCAACCGGGTGCAGAAGACAGCGCTCAAGAACGCGGCCACGGCCTTCACCAACCTGATCATGGAGACCGTCCACCCGGACGACAAGGGCGCGCTCCAGGAAGCTCTGCGTGACTACCCCGGCCTCGCCTCCACCTTTGGCGGCGCGCTCATGGGCAGCTGCGGCTTCGGCGACCTGGGAAACTGATCCAGCGCAGCTTGCAGGAACTGGAGGGGAACGGCCTCTCGCAATACGCCGTGCTCATCAAGCACTGGCTCCGCGAGTCGCCGTCCCCGTCCGTTGAAATCTTCGCCCAGCAGGCTGCGCAGGCGTTATGGCTGGAGAGGCGGTATCAAGCTGGGAAATAACCTACAACGCCTCTTCTGCTTTCACCAAAAAAACGATTGTGGAGGCGGTCATATGCAAAGCGTAAGCGGCAATGTGATCAGGGACATCGACAACTTCAGCTCCTTGGCCATGCCCACCCATTTTGTTTCTTACTGTCGGCACGCCACTCTCTAAGGTAGATCGCAAGCCATTCATATGGCTTTGCCAGAATTGAGGAATGAGTCCGTTCTCAAAACAAATGGTAATGAGTTTCTTGGCCGTATCGTTTTTGTTGTAAGTCCACTTACGCTTGCCGCAGATGACTTTCATTGTGCTTTCAAAGGCTTTGAGTGCATAGACTAAAGCCTCTTGACATCGTCCATGACGGAAATGCTCATGCGCAGAAAGAAACTCCTCTTGCGGACCGACATAGGCTTTGTCTGAGAGGATCGACAATGCGGGTTTAACCGCTTCTTGGTGGATATATTGACTGTCGATACGGACAAGTTGTCCCTCAAACTGGTAGCCAACCCCATGTTCTCGAAAGCGGGTATTTAACTCCGCGATCAAATAACTATCAGGAGTCAATAATGCAAAAATCTCTTCAATTGCACTGAGAACAAATTCTATATTTTTTTCTTGCTGAATGAAGTTGAAAAGTTCTTTTTCATAGTCTCTAACACGTCGGTAGTCTACCTTTGAATATATATCTTTGGCAAGTTGGAATGTTCCTATCTCACGACAAAGATACTCAACGACAAAACGAGCAATTTTACCAATATTTCTGCCTTTTTCATTCGTTTCGTCATAAGGCTTCTTGAAAATATCATTTAAAATATGGCAAAATTGTATGCGCAATTGATCTGGCAATATTTCGTATTGATAAACGTCAGGCACTTCGCCTCTTGCCTGTCTTTGCCTTTTGAAAAAGATAGTCATTAAAATTATCTCCAGTTGTCGAGTTATGTCATTACTGGCTCAGCAGGAGGTCGAACAATAATCAAATCATCCTCTTCCAGTCCATCACCCAAAAACAACTCAGGTGTATTCTCTTCGGAAAACCCCAACTCAAATGCGACTTTACGCGAGATATCCCATGAAAAAAGCTGCGCGTCTTTTAGCAGCACGCGAAATATGTTATCAAGCTGTGTCCTTAGCTGCTTAGGGATTGCTTTGTACTGATAAACATCGGGGAACTACCCTCGGAGAAGCATTTGTCGCTTCTTGTACAGTTCCACTTTCTTTCTCCTTAATCGCGCATTAACATCTTAGCCAAACAGGCTGCGATTTATTCTTTAGAATAACTAAATTCTTTAATCAGAATGCACTATATATAGTATTTATATTTGATATGTTTTCTATACTTCAAGTATGAATCGCGAAAATAACCACTCAGACGTTTGATTTTTGGGGCAATTTCTTTGGTAAATTTTTCTGCCTCAACCAGTTTGTTGATTTTAGAAAAATTTTGGTCCATATGTTTGAAATATACTGTTTGCTTGTCTGCATCGGAATGGCATGGGAGTCCCTCTCCAGAATAGAACAAAAACAATTCTCTAGCTGCAATATTGAATTTATACAGTAGCTCGTTCGACTTCTTGTCTAAAAATGTATTTGATGACTTCTCTGATTCGTCAAGCATTGCTGAAATTTTGAAACGTACATTGCCGATCCAATAAGCGCCTGTTGATGAGTTGTAAAGATCGGTAATGCACTCTTCATTAGCAATGGCGTCAAGTGTTTTAAATATATTAATATCATGCGCCTTTTTGGAAGACTTTTTATCAACAATAGACCTCGCATAATACCCAGCTAGCGCTGGCAAGCCCATCTTTGCAATTTCGCCGCCCCACGAATTGAATAATTCAAAAAGGTACGTCATTTTATCGCCCCCGGTTTAGATGAATACTTATCCCTTCAAAGCTAGAAATCGCAAGCACCCCTCGCACAGCTTCCCGATACTCCTCCCTCTGAGCGGCTATTCTTGCCGACATGGACGCATTCAACGTACTCGCCACCATGTCGTTGGTGGATATGATCACCGCGCCGCTGCGGCGGATCGGAGCCGGGATGGCTGCCACGGGCAAGGCTGCGGAGTCGCTCGGCAGCCGGGCGCTGGGGCTGGCCAAGTCGCTGTTGCCCGTGGCCCTGGCTGCCGGGGTGTTTCTGGCCGCGCTGGGACCGTGCGTGT